GGCTATGACGCCGCCGGCCGGGTGGTCTTCTATCGGGTGTTCACGAGTGAAACCGATTTTGAGGACATTCCCGCGGAGCGCCTGATTCATATCTATGACCAGGACTTCACGGAGCAACGCCGGGGCTATCCTGCTTTCTCTCACGCCCTCTCCGACATCCTCCAGGGCCTTCAATCCAAGGAGCTGGAAGTTCTCCGGCAAATCCTGGTATCTAACATCCTCCTGGTAAACAGAGGGATGCGGACGCCGCAATCTACTGATGCCGGATTTGAGGGCGCGGTCAATTCCACCACCGGCCAGGAGATGACCCGGGAGCAAGTGGCGCCTGGCATCTGGTATCTGAACGGGAGCGAGGAGGGACCGGAAGCAATCCAGCAGAAAACGCCCGGCAATATCTGGGAGGATTTCCAGGACCGGCTCTGGCGGGAGGCCGTGATAGGAGCGGGCTGGGCATATGCATTGGTTTGGAAGAGCCCGGGCCAGGGTAGTGCGGAAAGATCAGAGGTGGTACGAGCGAGGCTCAGCGTCAGAAATAGATTCCGGACATTATCAGAAGCGGCCATCCGGGTGATGACCTGGGGGCTGGCGGATCCGCGGGCGCCGCGGGTCGAGTCCATGCGGTGGAGTGTAACTCGCCCAGCGAGGCTGACACTGGACGACGGCCGAGAGGACCGCGCCGATTTGGAGAAGGTTCTGGCTGGCGCAATGAGCGAGGAGGAATACCAGGCGAACCGCGGGAAGAGTCTTCGCGAACACATGACAGAAAGGGCCCGGACAATCCAAACCGCCGAGGAAGTGGCCGCTTCCCTCTCGACTCCGGAACGTCCTATCAGGCCGGAAGAACTCTTGGCGGGGACTGGCGGCGCGGCGGCCGGCACCGATGCAGGGCCCAGCCAGAAGGAGAATTTTGATTCCTACGGAGTCGGAGTAAGGTCCGGGGCATTGACTCCCCAATCAGAAGACGAACGCCACTTCCGGGCGGCCGCCGGCTTGCCTGACCTTGGCCCAGCGGCCGGGGCCTTATGGGACGACCAGGGCGGGATCCGCCAACCGATAACCCTCGCGCCAATGGCGCCAGACCAACCAGGACCACCACCAGAAGACAATGAGTGAGATTCTTTTATATGACCAGATAGGAGGGCCAACCGCCAACGCCGCGGCCGTCCTTCCTCAGATCAAGGCCGCCGATCCGGCGGAGCCTTTGTTGGTTCGCATTCATAGCCCGGGCGGGAGTGTGCTGGACGGAGAGGCCATCCTAAGCAACCTCCGGGCCCATCCATCTGGATTCATTGCCCAGATTGATGGGATGGCCTTTTCCATGGCGGCCAATATCGCCCTGGAGGCGGACATGGTAATCATGCCGGCGGATGGGTGGATGATGTTTCATTTTACCAGAAGCCACGAGGGCGGAACCGCTATGGACCTGGCACGGCAGAAGCGAGTTCTGGACCGCATGGACGAATCGCTACTGGACAAGCTGGAGGCCCGGCTGGGCCCGAACAATCCCGGCCGCGAGGTTCTTGATAAGCGCCTCGCCTCGGAATGGTGGCTGGATGGCAAGGAGGCCCTGGCACTCGGCCTCGCTGACAAGCTCAGCACTGGCGCCGCTCTGGCGGCTTGTGCATGGCCGCGGCCGGCCACCGCCCCGGAGGAATGTTTAAACTATCTTGACAACTCGGCACCAATTAACGAGACTCCACTTGAACCTTCCAGACTTCATGAGAAAATTATTTTCCTTACTCGGCATCGATAACAACTCGGAACGCCCCACCCGTGAATCAGCGGTTGAGATGATTGCCGGGTCTCCGGACGAAATCGCGGGCGTATTTGAAACTGCCCGCCAGGAGATCGCGAAGCTGAAAGACGACAAGGCATGGACCGAGAACCGCCTCCGCGAAGATATCGAAAGTCTCCGCGCTGACCGGCTGGACCTCGCCCAGAAAGTGGAGGACCGGGATTCCCAGATTGTCCAACTCCAGAAGGAGGTTGAGGCAGCCAAGGATTCCGCATCCGACAAGGCCCGGGAGATGCTCCGCGGTGCCGGCCATGCTCCAGTGGCAGATGCCAATATCGATCCTGACGCCGCCACCGGCCCGCTGGGCCATGATGAAAAGACCTGGAACGATTACCAGGCCATGCCCGCCGGCGCTGACCGCCTGGCCTTTGCTGAAAAGAACCGCGAGGCTCTGGAACGCTTTACCTCTTCCCTCTAATCTCTCACCAAATTGACCAATGGCACTCGACGCTGACCTCGTAATTGACCGCCTCGCTGACCGCTTCATTGTGAAGCTGGGCAACGAATTCGCTCCCCACCGCGCCTTTTCTCTGGAGGCAATTCCTGGCGGAGTCCCCACCGGCCGGAATACCATCCAGGTTGAGATTTCCAAGGATGCTTCGGCCGTTCAGACGAACTCGGTGGACTACCAGACCAATGTTGGTAGCGACAACAACAACGCCGCCATCACGATGAACGAATATTCTATCTCGTGGATCATCACATCTCAGGAGCAACTACAGGGCCAGCGGTTTGCCACCGGCCCGGGCCGCAATGCCCAGGCGCTTTCCGAGACGGTTTGGGGCGCGGTGAATACTCTCCTCCAGGCGGCTACCTTCACCAATACGGTTTCCACCATCGCCCAGGCAAGTTTCGGCGCCACCAATCGTCAGGCGCTGTGGGCCTCCGTCAATAACGGCACCGAGCCCATCCACCTTGTCCTGGATAAAACGGCTCTTTCGTCGATGCTTCCGAGCGACAAGAACAGCTTCCAGCTCTCCACAGAGGGCGCCTATGGATTCGACGGCATCCACGCCCAGACCTACTGGACAAATGCCGAAACCAATGCCTACGGGTTTGCCTGTTCTCCCCAGGCCATGGTTGTTCATCACGGCGTGCCCCTTCGCCCGCCGGCAGTCAGAGATGCCATCAACAACACCGGCCGCATCGAGACCCTCCAGATTCCTGGCGGCCTCGAAGTCGAGTTGGCAGTGTGGGCGGATACATCCTCCCGGGCTCAGTATGCTTCCCTCGCTCTCTGCTACGGGATCGCAGTAGCCGATGCCGGCGCACTGACTCTCCAAGAATCCGCCTAAACGATGCTACCTCCGGAGGCCATCGCCGTTGAGATCAAGGGAACGGCCGGGGATTGGACCGCCAAGGTGATTGCCATTGGCTCTCCGGGGCATGTGGAATCAGCGGCACGGGCCGCGGCGCTGACAATAAAGAGCGGCGCCGGGATAGCTTGCACCTATTCAACTGCTGATTTTGCAGCCGCCGGCCTGGCGGACGCGAATAGAATTCTAGAGGACCGCCGGGCGGCCAAGGCAGCCGAACCGGCCGCTATTGATGGCAGAATCTCCGCCGCCATCCAGGCCGCCGAGGCCAAGGCCGCGGAACTCGCAACGGCCGAGGCGAAGGCCGCCGCGAATGTTGCGGCCGCCCAGGCCGCGGTTGATAAAGCAGAGGCCGCGGTGAATGCGGCCAAGGCCAGCAAACCGGCCGCCCCGGCGAAAAAGGCCGCCAAGGCAAAGAAGGCCGCGAAAAAAGCCGGCAAGCGTAAGAAGTGAAACCCGGCATTCTCGCCGGCCTTGCTCGCTGTCTAGCTCGTACGGGCTCTGATGTCCTTGGGAGTGATTCCCTCCACATCGATGGCGGCGGCGGCGTAGAGGCCGTCAGAGGCGACATTACGAGGGGAGAGGACTACCCGGACGACGTGGCAGAACCGGAGAGTTCTTTTCAGTTAGTTGTCACCACCGAGGAATTCCTTTCGGAATATTCAAACCCGGCGCTCTCCTACGTGAACAAACTGGCCAATTTTGCCGGCGAGGATTTCCGGATTGCGGGGATTACGGAGAACGCCGGATTCCACACGATTTCCCTCCGGGACGACCAGCAGGGGATATGAAGCTGGAATTTGAGGAAAACCCTGGGATTACCATGGAGCGCCTCGCCAAGAAATTCAAGGAGGACGCAAGCCAGGCCACCGCCCGGCTGGCGGTAGCTACCGGCAAGAATCTGGCGAACAAGAGCCAGCCTTGGGGCTTAGGGCGGAAGGCCAAGGATGCAATCCGGGAGAATGTCGAGCGGGCCGCCAAGCGGGTTTGCTACATCGTCAAGGATACGGCCTTCCTGACTAAGCTGAAACGCCAAGGCCCGCGGGCGCGGTTGAAATACAAGTCGGGATTTGGTGGGTGGAATCAAGTTCTCCCCGGACAAATCCAATCTGATCCCGCGGCCATCAATCGCCAAATCGATAAGGTCCGGGCCGGCAAGGCAAATCCGCCGCGGTGGATTCCCTGGTCTGATATTATCATTGTCTCGAAGACCGCATTTGCCCGGGCAATGACTCTGCGCCGCAAGCGAATAGGGATTCACAAGGGCGGGTGGCTAGGCGCCGGCGTCCAGGCCGCTGGATTGCAAGGGGGCCCAGACCGCGCCAAGATAGGAAAGAACGTGGCATCCTGGGCCCAGAAGCATCGGCGGATGGGGGCCGCCAGGTATGATGGGGATCGCCGGTTCGTGACTTTGACAAATTACGCGGTAGCATCGGAGTGGCTTCTGACGGCCTCAGACCAGCAAGCGGCCTTTGAGGCGGCCGAGGAAAATACGATTAGTTGGTATCAAAAGGCCATTAAACGCCGAGAAAGAGAACAACGATGAACGAGCAACTTTGTAGCGAACTCCTGGCAACGGACCTGGGCGACATTTCCGGCCTGACATTCCACGCCGCCGGCGCCTCAGAAACCGCGGAGAAACCCTACGGAGTGGTGAGATTCTCAGACTTCACAGAGCATCCCGTGCTTCTGGGGAACTATGACGGGACGGCATCCGTTACCCTCCGAACTCTCCCGGAAGAAACTAGCCAGGGCGCGGTGGATTCCTGGGCGCATGAAATCCTGGGCCGGCTCGCCGGAACGGATTCGATGGATATCGCCCTGGCAGACAACTATTCCGCGGCCCAGTGTTGGGATCCCAGGACAAGCTCCAGCAGTATTTCCGATGGAGTCCGGGTCACGACTATTAGCGCCACTGTTTCCCTTGTTCAATTGTCTTGATTTCTTGATTGTATTCCGTATCTATTAGGCATGGCACAGACGACTTATGGCGATGGTGGATTCAGAGGCCTGGCTGATGAAGAAACCGATTTGGGCATTTTCATTGCCTCAATGACCTTATCAACCAGTGAGGACATCGTGGAGGTTCTGGACCATCAGGGGGAAGTGAATGGAGTTTCGAGCGGCAATGAGACTGCCACTTGCTCCGCGAATGGCGTGACCGTTACCGCCGCCACTCTCGGCGTGACCATCGGGAGCGCCATGGGAACCATTGCCAATACCGCCATGAAGGGCATTACGGGGGTTTCTGATTTTCTTGTCCACTCCGCCACCTTGGAACGGACAAACCAGGGCTGGGAAACCGGCTCATTTGAGGCCCGCGGATACATCAATCTAACGCTGTAAACTCAACCCGGCGGGCCAGCCTGAATCCGGCGCCCCATGGAAAGATTCGCCAAGACCCTAACCGTCCAGGATATCAGCCTGGCGGCCGCGCTAGTGGCCTACGATGTTCCGCCGGATCCGCGGGGATTCGAGGACCATTTCGACGTGGACGGCCGGCGGTTTTTCAACTGGCATTTCCTGGATAGGACTACGGAATCAGGGGAGCGAACGGTGGATCTGATAGCGGCCTGGGCGGATCCTGACGCATTCAATGCCAAACATCCGCGCCATCCCTGGTCCTACATCATGATCATGCTGAAAAACCGCGCCCATTTGCGGGAGAGGTGCAGCAAGAACGCCCCGAAATACATCATTCAGCGGGGGAAATCTAAGGCGGTAATTGATCCGGCTAGCCCGCGGTCCACCCAGGAAACGATCCTGGCAAAAATAGGAATATGACAACCAGAGAAACAGTCCAAAACAGTTATTGGAGAGGTGGAGAAATTGGGGGAGTGACATTTCACCCGCTGAATTTGGAGCGCCAGAGCCTGCTCCAGGCGGTATGGGCCAAGCTGGAGGCCGCCGAGGAGTCCCCCACCGCAGCAGACCAGACCCTTGTTGCCATGGCCATCTATCAGATGAGCAATGAAGAGGCCCCAACCGTCGATCCGGATTTCGAGTTCTTGCGGGTCCGGGCTACAGAGAGGGGACTGGGGGAACTTTCCCTGGCGGCCGGCGAGGAATTCACGGCCGGCTTCCAACTGGACTTGGCGGCAATGACCGCCTCCGCCACCAAGCTAGCAGGAGATGACGGGTGACGGTAGGGGGCGAAATTCGGTTCCCCTTCCGGGCCCGATGGATTGCGGCCGGCCTGGCCGCCGGGCTCTCCCTCTCGGATATCCGGGAAATGCACTTTTGTCTCCTGGTCCAGATAGTGGCATGCACGGCCATATCGAACGGCGCCAAGCTGGAATGGGCTCACCTGCTCCAAGAGGAGCGGGAGACTTTACGAAATGCATTAGATAGGTTAAACACTGCGCCATGCCTTCCTCTGGATTCAAAATTAAGGTCGGATTGGACAGTACCGCCGCCGAGCGAGGGCTGGCCAATATCGGCCGAAGCGCCAAACGGCTGAACCGCTCAATGCGGCGCCTTGCCGGCAAGGGGCTGAAGCTTGCCACCGGGATAGGCGCGGCCAGCGCGGCCATGGGGGTTTTTGCCGGAATTAAGTTCATCAAGGACTCCAGCCGGGCGGCCGCAGATTTTGAGAAGATGGCGCTTGGATTCACTTCCATCATGGGGAGCGCCGATGCGGCCGCCAAGCGATTGAAGGACATTCAGGAATTCTCCATCAAAACGCCTTTCGAGCCGGGCGAATTGATGCGGGCCAGTAAAGTTCTCCAGGCGTTGGCCGGCGATACGGCGGCGATTGGGGAAGGTCTCACCATGGTGGCGGATGCCTCCGCTTCGACGGGGGAGGATTTGGAGATGGTCGCCACAAATGTTGGACTGCTATTCCAGGCGCTAACCGAGGGAGGCGAACTAGGGGAGGCATCAAATCAACTGATGAAACTCGGCATTCTCAGCGCGGACGTAAAAAAGGAAATGAAAACCCTTTTCGATGCCGCCAAGAAAGGGGAAAAGGGCTGGCTGGATTCCGCGGAGGCACTCGAAATGATTCAGCGCGGCCTCAGTCGGAGCCAGGGGGCAATGGAGGATTTCTCCAGGTCCATTGCGGGCAAAGTATCTACCATGAAAGGTCACTGGGAGATGCTCCAAATCGCTCTGGGGACGGGTATCAACCGCGGCCTGGCGGAGGGCGTGGACGCAATGAACCAGAAGATTCCCGAAATGATGGCGGCCGCGAAAAAGCTAGGGGACGCCATCGGCCTGGGCTTAGGCGAAGCATTTCAGGGGAATACGAGACTCTTGGAATTGCAGGTTTCGTTTGTCTTTGCCAAATTGGCAGAAATCGGCGCCGCGATTTTTCTTAAAACCACATCCACCCTAATCTCTCACGGCCTCACCCAGATCATTCCCAAGATTCTAGGGCATGACCGAGCGAATCTGAAGCGCCTGGGCTTTACCGAGGAGGACCTGGCCGGAAAACAGGTTATGGGGGAGGGATTCCTGGCAGAGCGAATGATGCAGGCGTCCAGGGATTATGACTGGAAAGCGGCCTTTGCTGGAACCCAGGGGTTTGCTGGGAGCGAGGAGATCCAGACAGAAATGCTGGCTGTTTTGAAACAGATTCGCGATGAGAGATTGAAAGATGCGCCCGGCTGGCTGAAGGCCTGGGGAGGGCCGATGATGGAGGACAAGTGGTTAGACCTGAAATACCAATAGACGATGGCATACACGAGATATGGACCGCCTGAGGCGGGGGACTGGGTGCCCCAGCCTGATTTTGCGGCGCAACAGGACAAGGAGGGCGGGTGGACTGCCACTCAATCCTTCACCATTGCCCGCGATACCCTTGACCTGGAGACATTCCAGGACGATTTCCGCATCAATCGCCCCATCGAAGACCTTTATCCG